CCAAGCCACCAAATTTAAACATATCGAATTTTTCAAGGTCGGACATAAGCAAGCTCAATCTAGGGGTTAATGAATATTATCTTATGGTTTCAAGAATTTTAACACTTCTTGTGCATTTGTAAACTTACTTACATCATGTTCTGTTTCTTCCCACCATAGGAATTGATTAGGGGCAAGACAATCTCTGCTTTTAAGCAAGTTAAAGTTTTCAGGATGCCCGTATATTAATGGGTCTGATACTGACCATAATACTATTCCGATTTTGCCTTCTGACCAAGCTAAATGTTGAAAAAAGCTATCGCATGAAACCCATATACGACATTGCTTTATAAGAACTTTGAGGTCATTTACAGATAAATTTTTCCTAAAATCAGGTGTTAGCTGTGTTTCGTCATCAATCCCAACCTGTATTACAGGCTCATCTATTAAGCCTAATAGCTCTTGCCAATAAGGGTAATTCTTAGGATTTTGCTTGCCGTTCTTTAGCGCTTTGGCATAAGGCGAAATAAGTATCATTTGTACAGCTTTCTAAATGCACTTTCTAGACTATCAGTCCAACCCCATTGAGCCATCTTCTTATAAATATTCCAATGCTCAATATCTCCAAATAAGGATTGTGCCTCTGCTATTGAACGACAAGGTATGATTTCAGGGTAACAACCAAAGATTTCTACATTTTCTAGCTCAGACAATATTTTACTAAATATAACATGGTCACCCATACCACAATTTAACACTACGACCTTTTTGTCTTTGAAGCCTATAACATTTCTAAATATCTGCTCATCATGCTCAAACATCTCTTGTTTAGAACCTTCTCTAATGCCCCCTTGAGGGTTTTTTAAGTGCCATGTAATAGCATCTGGCACAACAATTAATTTGTATCCTTTTAGATGTAGCTGATGCGTAAACAAGGTTTCTTCTCTATGAGCTACTCTAGACAATCCCAAGTTGTAATCTTGTACACCAGCCCTATACAGAAATGAGCAATACAAATGCTCAACTTCTTTTGTTTCTTTGATATAACCCCATTGAATATTAGGCTCAACTTGTATATTGGCAATAGTTCCGCTTGAATCTAAGTAAGTGCCTTGTAATGGCGGAGTAATAACAGAGCTGCCAATAGCTCCAATCCCGTCATCCATATGCTTATACAAGTTTTCTAATACATTAGGTTCAGGTACAGCATCATCATCTACTCGCCAGACCCAGTCATACCCCATCTCATTTGCCATCTGATGTATATGATGTTGACCTTTTTTGTTAGCAAATTTCCATTCCCAATCAATACATTTTAAATTAAGAATATGAAATAAATGAGCATATAGAAAGTCATTGCGTAAATCTTTAGGCTCATCATTGTCATCAAATATGACTAACTTATCTACCTTTTTAGTCTGATTCATTACTGCTTCAATAACCATTGGTAGCGTAGAGTGATACCTGCCCTTAGTAGCTATTGAGCATAGGACAGTTTCTTGTTTGTCCCATTTCATAATCATCAAATTAAAACGATTAGATTCATTAATCGGCGCAGGGTATTGAGTTATATAACCATGCTCTCCAATGTAATTAAAGTCAAAATTAGCAAAGTCAGATTCATTTAACCCGTGTAGCTTATGATGCTCCCCCCAAAAGCCTTTTGGCTCATTCCAAGGGCAAGTCAAAAGCAATCGTTTGCAATGCTTTTTGAGCTTTTGTGCTATTTCTAAACCATTGTCTAAATGCTCTATGACTTCAAAAGCAATAATTGTGTCGTATTGTTCTAAGCCATAAGTATTAATGTCAGCATTGACAAATGTGTTATTGCCATTCCAGTGTTGCTCTTTTGCTACTTGAATAATAATAGGGTCGTAATCTAATCCCGTGTATTCAATATCGTCAGGCAGAAATTGCCGACCATAACCATTAGAGCAACCAATCTCTAGGATTTTTTTTCCTAAGAGATTGGCTTTAGCCCATTGGTATCTAGTTGTTTCTCTAGAGTAAACCTCATCCCCTTTTAGGAATACGGCTCTTTCATAGTTGTTAGTTAGTTGTAGTCTGTAATCTTTGTCTTGTTGTGTCATGTTTTATTTTATGGTCTTGGGTAAACTAAATCTACTAAAGTACCGACTGCTAATCCAGTTGCAAATACCACGCTAGAACCACTTGTTACTGTTACATCTGAGCCATTTCGCATTTTTACACCATTGGCAAAAACTTCAATTTTCCCTGATGTATAGCTTAATGATGTAGTAAATGTAGTTTGTGATGCTGTGGCTGTAAATATATCATAAGTTAAACCAGTTGCATTGCCACTAAAACCAGAGAATCCTGATGTGCCAGTAGTACCTGTTGCTCCACTAAACCCTGAAAATCCAGATGTACCTGTAGCTCCGTTAATTCCGTTAGTGCCATTAATGCCTGAGTAACCGCTAAAGCCTGATACACCAGAACCAGTGTAACCGCTAAAACCGCTTACACCAGAACCAGAAAATCCTGATATACCAGATGCACCACTAAACCCACTAATACCTGAGAAGCCTGAAATACCACTAAAGCCAGAAGCCCCTGTTGCGCCAACAGCACCAGAAAAACCTGAGAACCCTGAAGCTCCATTAGAACCAGAAAATCCAGAAATACCACTAGCTCCGTTAATGCCACTTAAACCTGAAATGCCTTGTTCGCCAGAATAACCGCTATAACCTGAATATCCTGATAAACCATTGATGCCGCTATATCCTGACCAACCACTTATGCCTGAAAATCCGCTATATCCGCTAATGCCAGACCAACCAGAAATTCCTGAGTAGCCAGAGAATCCGCTAATTCCGCTATTGCCAGAAAAGCCTGATATGCCTGAATCTCCGCTATACCCTGAGATGCCGCTAAAGCCTGAGTATCCGCTTATGCCTGAGAATCCTGAAATTCCAGAATAACCAGAATCCCCTTGTATGCTTTCTCCAGAATAGCCGCTATAGCCACTTACGCCAGAACCAGAGTAACCACTATATCCTGAGATGCCAGAATAGCCAGATATGCCTGAAAAGCCAGATATTCCACTATCTCCTGACCATCCTGAAATACCACTATCACCTGAAAATCCAGAAATGCCAGAGAATCCTGAATAACCACTTATTCCTGAATCGCCAGAAAATCCTGAAATTCCAGAATAACCGCTAAATCCTGAAATTCCTGAATACCCTGAAAAACCACTAATACCTGAATAGCCTGAAAATCCGCTTATGCCGCTTGCGCCTTGTGGACCAACAATTTGACCAGCATCATACCAACCAGTAACCGCCCAAACCCACAAATTACCATCTTCACTAACAATGTACGCATCGTTAATATTGGCTGTTACAGGCAAGTCAGCAACAGTAGGCACTTCACCAATTACATTAATTGATGTCCCCTGTAAACCGCTATAACCACTAAAGCCTGAATAGCCACTTATGCCAGAACCTGAATAGCCACTAAATCCTGAAAATCCTGATTGTCCAGAATAGCCACTTATGCCAGATTGACCAATTTTGCCTTGGTCAACAACCATAGTAATTTGATGCCCTGTTTGCACATTAACATTAATTGTTTCGCCACCAGCGTTTGTTACTGTTAATTCAGCCATGACGATTCCTTAATTGTTTACGATTGCATCTGAGCGTACTAGGAATAGCAAGAAGATAATTAAATCGTTTGCTGGCGTAGTGCCATCGGCTGGAAAACTAATCTTAATACGACCTGAGAACCCAGCACCATTGATATTGTCAATAGCAAGGTCATTTTGACCAGCTACTAAATCCCATGCAGAATCATCAATTACAAGGGTAAATGCGCCACTAGCATCATTTCTGTTTGTAATGGTAAGGTCAATAGGGTCAGGAGTAGGAGTGTAGTCTGCAATGTCAAACGTTAAACCTGTTCGGCTGTCTTTTACATTAGATAATTGTCTGCGAATAATTTGAGCATCAATAGTCGCACTTGTTAAATCTGTGCCACTTAATGCTAAATTCCAATAGGTTTTTTGCTGATAGACTAATTCTCCAGCAATGATTTGATTGTCAAATCCACTTACCTGTGTAAGCGTATTTTTATTAAAGACTGCCATGACTGCTCCTTACTAGGGGTTATGGCAAGGGGAACTCCACTCAGCCACGAATCATGTCTTATATTGTGTTGCTATTTTACTTCAATATTTACCTTCAGCAAATACATTAACTGCAAACAACGGGTTCGGAAAGACTTGTTGGTTTAACCCCTTTAGGAATCATAGATGGGTCAAGAATGTCATCTACACCATTACCATCACGCAAAGCATGAATACAATAAGCCACGGTATTATCTTCTAAAGCTACTAATTCATGTTTCTTATCTTTATGGATATAAATCATGTGAGGAGCTTTAAAGACAGTAACATTGTTATCGGTAGTAACTTGTAGTTTTCCGCTTGCTAACAAAGTTAAATGGTCAAAAGGGTGTGTATGTCCTTGCTCAGTATCACCAGCTTTTTCAAACTGCATCATTCTTGACCATAAGTTTGCAACACAACCAATAGTAATTTTAGGGTGCTTCATGTTATTTAATAGTTGTAATTGGAATTGAAATTTCATCTGGTGGAGGGGGTGGAGTCCATTCACCCCAAGCTAATAAACAATTATCTGCCCAAACAGGCAACACTTCAATTATTTCATTAGGTAGTTTTGGTAAAAACGGGTCAGTTGGGTCATCAAATTCAATCCATCCTTTAGTTTCAAACCATTGTAAAGCATGAACATCATCGGGAATTCCACAAGCGGAAATATCTAAAGGTTGATGTGAAGTATCCCCATCCACCATAACCATTGAATCGTCAGGAATAATTGCTAATTTCATCTATTTCTCCAATATAAAATCTTGTTGAATGTCTTTAATGCCAGCAGTTGCTAGTAATACTTTTTGGCTTACCTCATTAGATTTAACCATTTCGTTTCTAAAAGATTCTACTGCCGCACCTGTTTGTCGTTGTTGTTGACTATTCTCAATCATTAACATTGGCATCCAAGCCATAGAGCAACCCCATTCATCTACTGGTTCACCGCTATTAGGGTTAGTGCCACGGATTTGCATAAACCAAGCGCACTCTAATTCACGACATGGTTTAAACCCATCTAAAGGGCAATTTGCTTTTGCTTCAAATTTCATTAGGTTTTACTCGCAATAATAAGGT